GCTGGTGGTTAATAAAGGAGAATAAAACATGCCAAACATTAACGACTTTAAAGCTAAACTTGCAGGCGGCGGCGCTAGAGCCAATCAGTTTAAGGTAACTATGCCTTTTCCTGGTTACGCACAAGTTGGCGGAGAAATTGAAGACTTAGCGTTCTTATGTAGAGCAACATCATTACCAGGTATGACTGTACCTAGTTTTAATGTACCTTTTAGAGGTCGTTCTATTAAGATTGCTGGTGATAGAACAATCGAAGATTGGTCAATTACTGTACTAAACGATACAGATTTCAAACTAAGAAATGCGTTTGAAAGATGGTCGAATGGTATTAACAACATGACTGATAACGAAGGATTAACAAATCCTGCTGATTATCAAGTTGATGCGTTTGTTGACCAGTTAGATAGGAACGGTGCAACTATTAAGTCATACACTTTAAGAGGTGTATTTCCTACTACAATTGCTCCGATTGAATTGACATATGACGAAGCAACAGCGATTGAAGAATTTGCTGTTACTTTTGCATACCAATACTTTGAAACAAATACTACTACCTAAAAAGTAGATAAATAGTATTACATTAAAGTAATAAAAAGGAAACAATATTATGGCTGAATTATTTGGATTTTCTATCAAACGAGTAAAAGATACTCAGGATCCAAAGCAAAGCTTCACAGCACCACAGGCGGATGATGGTACACAAACCATCGCCGCCGGTGGTTATTTTGGGCAATACCTTGATATGGAAGGTAATGCCAAAACCGAAGCAGACTTAATCCGAAGATATAGAGAAATCGCATTACATCCAGAATGTGATATGGCAATCGAAGACATTATTAACGAAGCCGTTGTTAGTAATGAACTTAAAGATTCCGTAAAACTAAATCTGGAAAATTTACCTTATGGTAAAGATGTAAGAAGAAAAATCGAAGACGAATTTAAAGAAGTATTGAGATTAATGAATTTCAATACCAGAGGGCACGACATTTTTAGAAGATGGTATGTTGATGGCCGAGTTTACTATCATAAGATTATTGATAGAAATTCACCAGTAAAAGGTATCACAGAACTTAGATACATTGACCCTCGTAAAATCAAAAAGATTAGAGAATTAAGAAAAAGAAGACCAGACGGAGTGGCAGTACCAGTTGGTGCTGGTATGGCTGATGAGTTTGAAGAATACTTTTTATTTAATGAAAAAGGTGTTACTAACTCAACTACTGCTGGTATTAAGATTGCCGTTGACGCAATTGCATTTACACCATCTGGTTTAATTGACCAGAATAAAAATATGGTGTTGTCTTATTTACATAAGGCAATTAAACCTGTCAATCAGTTAAGAATGATTGAAGACGCAACTGTTATTTACAGAATTGCAAGGGCACCAGAAAGAAGAATTTTTAAGATTGATGTAGGTAATTTACCTAAAGTTAAGGCTGAACAATATCTTAGAGATGTTATGGCCAAGTATCGTAACAAATTAGTTTATGATGCAAACACTGGTGAAATTAGAGATGACAGAAACTATATGTCTATGCTTGAGGACTTTTGGTTACCAAGTAGAGAAGGTGGTAGAGGTACTGACATTACTACATTACCAGGCGGTCAAAACTTAGGTGAGATTGCAGACATTGAATACTTTAGAGCAAAACTTTATCGTTCTCTAAATGTACCAGTAAGTAGATTAGAAGGTTCACAAGGTTTCAATCTTGGCCGTTCTACTGAAATTACAAGAGATGAATTAAAGTTTACTAAATTTGTTCAAAGATTAAGAAAAAAATTTACTGAGTTATTTAATGACATTTTAAGAACTCAATTAGTCTTAAAGAAAGTTATCTCAGATGACGATTGGCATATTGTTAGAGATAGTATGATGTATGATTTCTTACAAGACGGACATTTTGCTGAACTAAAAGAAAGTGAAATGTTACTTGAAAGAATACGAATTGCGGACTCAATGAGAGATTATGTTGGTAAATATTATTCAGTAGAGTACATTAGAAAGAATGTGTTGAAACAATCTCAAAGAGATATTGAAGAGATTGACGCACAGATTAAACAAGAAGTTGAAGATGGCATTATTGCTGGACCGGAAGAAGATACCGGTTCTTTGACTTAATTAGGAGAAAACAATGAGTGAACATGTTAAAAAATTTGTAGATGATTTGGCAGCTGGTCAAAATGCGGATGCAGGCGAAGCGTTTAAAGATGCGTTAAGAGATAAAGTAGCAACATCTTTAGACCAAGCAAGAGTAGATATTGCAAAGAATATATTTAATGGAACTGAAGCAGAACATATCAGCGACCCTAAACCAGAATACGCAGGTCCAAATGATAGAACAGACGCTATCTTTGATGACCAAGGACAACAAATTGAGTTTGAGCCAAATAACAATCCACAGCCAGAAGCTGAGGCACCGGCAAATGAAACTCAGTAACTTAATGTCAGCACCAATTGACACTAAGACTTTTAATGAATTGCCACCTTTACATAAAGAGGTGGTCACTGACTTCTTTAAAGTATTAGATAAAGAAGAAGGTGATGTAATAGATAAACTTGAAACGGCAGTTGATAAGACTGCTAGTTTTCATAATGTTAATACAGATGTGTTGTACAACTATATTGATAACGAAGTTGACGCACAATTAGGAGTAAAGTAAACAAATGGCATGGGTAACAGTACCAGGTTCTAACGGCATATGGGAGTATGAAAACACTGCTGTAGTCACAGACACATATCCTAATTCTGCTGACGGAACTAATGTTTCTGTTGCTAGTGGTATTAGAACTTATACTAAAGTAGGAGATTTTAGTGGTACTCAACAAGATTATATAAAATGTAGAACTGTTGCAGATAGTGTTGAGCGTGGTGAACTTTCTAAAACTTGGTATGATACACAATTTGCATCTGGTGGCGGAATAGATACCATTGAAGATTCCGTAGCAGACGCTGCTACATCTCTACAAATTTGGTTTGATGGTTCAGCTGCTGGTCAATTTGTTCCTGCTGTATCAGACGGAGATACATTTACACAATGGACAGATAAATCAAACTTTGCTCATAATGCCAATCCAACTGGTGGTGCAAC